TTATTCGCATTAGTACCAGCCAGTCCACTACCGTCTAGCGTTGCCGTTACATTGTAGCCCCCTCTCACTTCCGCTTGAAAAGCACCACCACCGCGACCACCTATGCCGAATTGGTTAATAGGTAAGCCAGTGCCGTCACTACCATTAGTGCCAGCAGCACCGCAGGCTATCTTTATTGATTTTTGCTGTCCTATTTGATCAAGGGATTTGCTGTAATACGGAGAAGACGTAAAAGCGCTACCGCCTATTCTGGCTGCTGGAATTGTATAGCCTAGCTCTACTCCATTCGGTATGTTCGCCCCAATTGCACCGATGCCTCGCAAATCAATGGCTCTAGCTGCAGTTGACGTGACGATGAAATCCCCAGTACATTTGAACACGATTATAGTTCCGCTCGCGTGTGGGTTTGAAAAGTTTAGTACGCCAGTGCCGGTAATGCTAACAGTAGTATAATTCCTCACAAATAAGGCTGCACCGCCTAAGTCAATGGTGGTCGTGCCAGATGATATTGTGAGTGCGCCGTCAGCACCAGTGCCCCCGACTTGATTAGGTAAAAAGTCAGGGCTAAGTTCTCCATTCGCCTCCAAGACAGGGACACGCCCCTCATCATTAGATGGAGTGGCGTTAGCGGTTGCTTTATTGATAAAGTCAGAAGCTTCAATATTTGCATCTGGTTGTTGAGGCTTTGACATATCGATTTATTATACACTACCACTAATCCGACAAACAATCGTGTGATCCTCGCCGGTTGCTTTGACGAGAGGAGTTCCAAAAATGAGATGATTAAATAGCTGGCCTGTCCCGAGAGTGCTATTCCCATCGACAAACATGCCAAACTCTGGATAGGTATCATCCGGAGTAAGAGTGTCAGCATAAAAAAAGCGAAAGCTTACAGACAAACCGGACCGACTCACCGCTCCGGCCTGAGACCGGACGAGGCCATTACCCAAAGCCGTATCAGATGCAGACGCGGCCGTATCATCATCTCCGATATCAGCATGAGTTATATTAGCTGAATAAGTATTTATTGCAGCCAGCCGGTCCAGGAAAATATAAATCCCTCGACCAGTATTAGCGACGATTTTGTTAGGCGTAAAATCAGACTCAGCGAGAATGATTCCATTCTTAGACTTAATCCACTTAACCTCGCCCTTTAAACTGAAGCTGTCTTTTAGCATGTCCATATTGTAGCATTATGAGTAAGTCGAAAAGTTATACTTTGCCACTGTTTTAGTCGTAACCGGAGCATATCCATAAGGTCCCTCAGTGGTAGTCACGCTGACAATCTCATCGCTCATACTAAAGGCGTCCTCGACTTTACGGAAACGCTGGATTACTTCATTAGGAGAGATTTCGATTGACTCTCGGGACTTATTAATTAGGCCGATTACAATGTCGGTAAAGGTTGTCTCTCCCGACTTAAGAAAATCAACATTATAAATAAACTGGTCAAATCCGTTCATCGTGCCTCTGATTTTATTAATCATGTAGACCTCATTAATCCCAAACTTTGTCGAATTAATAGTGATTGACATTCCGACCATTAGTCCGGTCTCTCGAGTCTCAAAGCTGCCCTCTTTAGATCCATCTTTCCACTGGTCAATCCGAGCAAACGCTAACAACTCAGCCTCTTGAATTGAGTCAATAGTATTATCAATCTCAATAGCCTCTCGCACACCATACGCTAGGATTGATTGAGGATCTTCAGCCTGTACGATAAGAGGAATTTTAGCATCACCAAATACTCGACAAATATCCAGAGCGAGTAATGTACCCTCCGGAAACCGGACCAGCTTTTCCTGAAAGTTATACAAACAGTTGACCAGCCGGTCTCGTATTTGATAATTTTCACCGGATATAAAGATGTCTCTATTTAAAGTCAATGCCGTCTCAGAATTAATTGAGCTGACGATAGCATACGTGCTATCAGTTGTATTCTGGACCTGGTCCCCGACAGCTACTCCATCGGTTACAAACGTAGCTGTACTATTAATGAGCTGATTAGTAGTAATCCCGTCAGTAGTGCCACTGGATACAGTGTCTCCGACAAGCCTGTCAATAAAGTCCACTCCGACGGTTTGAGCGACACCATTAACAGTAATCTGGACGTCACTATATCGATATACTAAAGGAAACGTCTGATCAACTCCGTTCGCTTCATACAAGTCAATCGCGTTTATTTCGGATATAGGATCATCATAAGTTCCCCCTCTAACAAAAATACGATTTCTGAGCTCCGTTATATTTTGCTCAAACTCTAACGTATTAAATTCCAGTCGTCCGTTATCGTCTGTAATATCAAACGGAGCGAGGATTGTACCCCCGGGGAAAAAGTGGATTACACTTTCTGCATCAACGTACCAATCCCATCCCACTTCATTAGCTATCTTAGTGATACAACGTGACGGCTGCTCATAGTTAAAGCGAGCGGTATTAATCGCCGGAGAGGTGAAGGGAGCATCCAAGGTAAAGCCCGACATAAAGTTATTAACGAGGTCTTGAACGACGGCCGTCGCGTTAGTATTGTTGTAAGCTTTTTGTACTAGAAGCCTGTCCATCTCGTGAAAGCCATCTACCGCAATAAACCGATACTCAGACATCATCTGGCCATTGACTAACTCCTCAACTTTCTCAGTGATTGTCCCTTTAAAAATGTTTATACCACCCTCAGTTAAAAGGACTGTCTGTCCGGGAGCCGGAATTGACGATTTAATACCTCTCATCGCAAACTCCAGGACAGATGGTGATTTGCTAAGCCCTATATCTAAACTCAAAGACTCTTGAGATATATCAAGAGTTCTATCAACTGAATTAATTGTGATTACTAAAGACATATATTAGGTAGTGCGAATACGTCGCTGAATAGCTTTAGCGATGCCAGACTCAACTCGAGCGGCAATCTGCTTACTATCAAGGTATACATTAACAATCGGATTACCTCCGCCACCATTCCCCATCTGGTGATTAGCCGTGACAAAAGATGAGGCGTTAGGAGTGACGATTTCTGGACCTCTCTCTCCGACGAGATAAGATTTCCCTGCTCCCATCGGTCCACCCTCAGCTCGAGCTCCAGAGAGTCCACGAGGTAGAGATTGCGTACTGTTAGCGTTGTCTCCTAACTGGTTCATTGATCGCATTAACTTATTTAGCGCTGCATGCTCCTCAGTTATATTCTTAATTGCGTTAACTTTTGTCTTGTCTGATTCGGCTCTCATGGCAGCTTGAGACGAGGCATAACTGGCCGCGATTGCTTTATTTTTATCATCCTCAGCTTTGATTTCCAGCTGGATTTCCTGTAATCGAGTAATATGATCCTTAAGTCTCTCAATGCGACGTAATTGGATATCCTCAATTTGTCTCTCAAAAGCAGTCAAATCAGCTCGTCTCTCAGCCTCAATAACCTCAGCCTTAAACTGAGTCTGTATAAACTTGGCACTTTTTAGCGCCTGGGTTTCAATAGCAAGAGATTTGCGTAGCTCTCTGGCAGAGTCAGCCGCTTGGTCACTATCTTTATCTCTCTCAGCTTTCCTTAATTCTTTTCTTATATCAGAAACTTTCTGCTCTTGATCAACGTATAACTCAGCAAGAGACCGCTTCGAGTCAGCCTCGTCATCGTTGAGATCTTGGAATGTCTTTAGCGCCTCTTTACGTAAATCTGCTATTTTTTTTGCGGATGCTGTAGCCTCCTCTCCCATTTTACCAAGAGCGCCGGTTGCTACGTTAGCACCTCCAGCAAGCTCTGGCAGAGTCGGAGCAAGTGAAGCAATTTGAGCCTCAAGCTCAGCTGTCGACTTAGTCGCGTCATTAGTTGCACTAAAAAGCTTTATGCCTACCATAGCGGCAACGGCGGCAGCAGCCGCAACGACTAGCATGAAAGGTCCTAACAAGGCAAGAGAGGCGATTCTAGCCGCTATCATGGCAGTCCTTAGAGCGATAATTGCCCTAGTCACCCCACCAATTACAAGAGCGGCCGGACCTAGTACGGATAAAAATGTTGCAAAAACAAGGATTGACTTACGAGTTCCGTCAGACAGACCATTAAATTTCTCTAAAGCATTACCGGCAGCAGTAACCAATCCAACTAAAGCCGGTATAATGTCACGCCCTAACTGGACTCTAAAATCTAAAAAGGCATCGTTTAGCCGTTTCATTTGATTAGTAAAAGAGTCTTGAGTCCGGATAGCGTCACCTGTCGCTCCCTGATCAGTCATCGCTCGCATTATAATTGCTAAACGCGCGATAACTTTTTGTTGCTCAGTAGCTTCAGCGGTCGAGCTGGCCAGACCTTGAGCCTGTAACTCAAGGTCCAGAGCGCTCGCCTTAATGTTGATACCGAAACGATCGAGTACCTCTGAAGATCCTGAGAGTGCTGAAATAAACCGCTGCATCGCCTCATCGTCGGAGATATTGTTAAACGATGCAAAGTCTAAAGCAAGCGTCTGGATACTCTTAGACATCTCAGCTGCACCCTCTCGAGCGAATCCCATACCGACCGAAAAACTCTGAAAGGTTGAAAGACCATCCATTATCTTAATACTTGAGCGGCCTACTGCATCCCCAAGTTCATTAGCAAACGCTCCAGCATCATCGGATAGAGATCCAAATACTTGCTTAAATCTGTTCTCGGTTTCCTCAGCATCAGCGGCCGCTTTAACAAAAAGACCAGCGGCAATAACTAACGGAGCCGTTAGTCCGATAGTCATAGATCGGCCGACCTGTGTCATCTTCTTGCTAGTACGGTCAAGATCTCGCTCCAGTGGAGTGAGTTTCCCTGATACTTTATTTACCAGGTCGACTATGATATTGAGTTTACGATTTTCGGCCATACTTTTTATTTAGTCTAACATTATCGTCGTACTCTTGTTTTAATGTCTCTAGTATAACATCAATAAAGTCCCAGCTTGTATTATCAAACTGTTGCTCAGTCCATTTATACTCCCGGCAAACTCGAGCTTTTACTCTGAGCCAGTCTCGATCGGCTCCGGCGCTAAAAAAGTACCCTGATTTATCCCCGACTGGTCGACAATATGATTAACATCGATCAGATTTAACATGCCGACATTACCTGGAGTGATCTTAAGGACTATTCCGTCAGCGTTTGTAATATTCCAACTCTTAATTAATATCTGGAGGGGAGCGGTAATAGGATGCTCAATCTGTAGCTTATTCATTAACTCAGCATCAGCAGCGGTGAGACTGGTATACATCACCACCTCTCCTCCTTTTATTGTTTTTAGCTGGATTGTCTTTGTCGCTCTTTCTTTTAAAATTGGCATATTATTTTGGGGCAAATACTTTAGTAAAAATTATTATCGCTATAACCCACAAAATAAGTCCAAAAGGCATCATAAATAATCCTAATACAAAGAGAAAAACTGGCAAGGTGATACCCATTGTCATTTTTATACCCATACTGATTAAGTCGTCAGATACCTCTTTTGTTGTTTGTTGTTTATCCATACGATTATACTCTATCATACTACACAAAAGAGCGCCATAATAGCGCTCAGTGTGCATAATCTTTTAAGATTATGAGCTTGGTACATTCGGATAACTTGCCGTTGCGTTTAGTAGTGTAACCTGTGACTGCTTTTGATCAGCAGCGTTATAAAACGCTCGGAAACTCACCTCTTGAGTAATCAAGTCAGCCGATGCTCCGTCTCTATTCCAGTCCTGAAACTGTACCTTATTAAATAAGATAGTCAGTGTCGGCAAATCGCCTGATCCTAAGTCAGCATCTCCAGTCAGGGTGATACTCATGTATAGATCGGCATCTCCTAAGTAATAATCTTTAAACACCTCATCCGTAAAGTTCAGAGTCATCGTCCCCTCAATCATCATCTTGGCATTATATACGTCATCTGCACCAAGAGAGCCGACAACGTGATCCCGGATAAGACCCTGATCGAAAGTAACAGACAGGTTTTTGGCTTTAACCGCTGTCGCACCAGTGAGACCGGCGGCAGTTTCCGCTAGTTTGACCTCAATATCTTTAGCAATCCAGTCATACTCAGTATCGTAACTCGGAGCGTCTGAGTTGCTGGCTGCCGTTGCCGCGATAAAGCTTGCGCTAAATCGGACATAATCGTCAATGGTCGCGCTAATTTCAAGAGTTGAAATCATCGCATTAGCGAAAGTAGATTGCTGGACTGAGCCATCTTTTGCGAATAGTGTCAGAGATTGGTGTTGGATAGATTGCTTCAAGTTAAAGACGTGAGAGAAAGCTTCAGACGCGGTAACTTCTGTCGTTACAGCAAGTCCATAAATGTTAGCAAAAAGATAACCAATCATATCAGCATGAGCAATCCCCTCCATGTCTCCCTCGATATGTCTTTGTACAACTCGCCGACCCTCTCCATCCTCGAGTCGTCCTCGAGTTGTCTCGTCGATAGCATGAGTCGCTCGCTCGACCACGTTAGCTGTAACTTTACGCCCCCACTTATCAGCGGTAGTCTCAGCAGTTCCTCGAGTTGCCTCAGTTGCTATTCCGATCTCTATTTGTCGTCCGATAATTTCCATAAGCAATATATTAAAATAAATCTCTGATAAATTTATTACTCTAATAATACCATATGTTATACGTCAACAACCACCTTAATCTGCACTGAGAGAGGAGCATAAGCAACCAGTCCATTATCCTCCTCGGATAACTCCCAAGCACCAGCTGAGTCAATTAAGACTCTAATTCTATGGCCATTAACGACTCCTCCATTCCAGTCGGCATTAAATCGAGTAACAATGTTATCAACTACAGACGGGAGCACTTGAGCAAAAGCTTTATCAGATCCTCCTCCAGTCCCCTCAGCAAGTACCATTACAATCATTAAAAAATTATAAATAACTTCATTTTCTTGACCAGTTAAAAACTCATTAGTAAACCCGTCAGGCTTGAAAAATACATGAGGATACTGAGTGATACCAGTTCCTGGCACAGTACTAAAAGAAGCGACTCCGGTAGTAGCAGTCAATGAGTCTTTTATTTTTTGTATTAGTATTGCGTACATAATTTATCTTTTAGCTAAATCTCTTACTATAGATTTTAGCATATTACGCTCAAGCGTTTGCACTTCTCTATCCTTATTTTCTTTTACATAGTCAAGCCACGGCCGAGCCTTTAGTCCTCGAGTTGACCCATTGTGTACAGCGGCCGCATACGGAGCGGCCTGAGTATTAGGTCCAATCATCGCGCTCAAGGCTTTAATTTGAGTCCGGTGAGTATCTCGGAGATTACCTGACCGCGCTTTTTGAAATCTTTTATTATTGTTATTCCGGTATCGAGGATCATTACTTACTGGAGCTCCACCTCCTTGACCACCGACTCTCCAAGGATTATTTATAATGCCTGATCTGTAAGCAGCCATCGCTCGCACAAGATATATCTGAGCGGAGTCTTTTACTTGATTAGGATTACGTCTGATAGCTTCTTTGAGCTCTTTTAACCCGATGATAGTAATGTTTTTATCTGCCATATATAAAAGTATACCACTCCCCTCTCCCCTGTCAGCGAGATGTCTCAAATCGGGTACCTCGGACCTGTTTAATGGACAGCAAGCAGGGGAGGGGAGACCCTCTCATCTGCCGAGATACCCTTATTTATAGCCACCTCTGCACTTCCCCAGCAATAACGAGAAGCCTCCCAGGGTACGAGTCCGGATGTCTGAAACATCTCCCAGGCATACGCGAGATTTCCCTCCAGAGTATTTATATCCCAGCCGAGATAACTCGCTGGCTCCCGATGGTATGAGGCCATAAGTTGCATCGCTCCAGTAGCTGAGCTACCTGGATTTTTAAGTGGCTCTCCAGTTACTGTATCCCATTGTCTAAATGTTGACTCACACTTAGCAACCGCAATCATTACTGGAGTATCTTTAAAAAATTCTTTAATCTCAGCCTCGACTCCATCATTAGGATCAAGAAAAAGTGGACAGTCATCAAGACAAATTACTCCATCGGGCAACGGCTCCGGCTCAGTTATACTCGTAGAGGTTGCGAGTATCTGAGGCTCCGGAGCCGTAAGTAAAGCCGGATCCTCATCGACTTGAGGAGTGTCAGGTTGTTTAATATAAGCCGTCTCAGACGGCATAAAAAGGATTATCGATATAGAGAGTCCGACACTAAAAGCGGCGATCTGTTTTATATTTAAAATCATTGTCTTATTGTTACAACGAGCTCAAGATGACCATTCCTCCCCAGAGCGTTTTTTTGTATTTGTTTGACGTTATACACGCCGGCATAATTGCCAGATGATACAGTCAGTTTATCTCCCTCAGTAACATCCGTACCAAGAGCACACCATATCGAAAAGACTTTACTCCAAGTCTCTCCAATCGACTCAGCTGTCTCCGGACGAGATTGCTGGACTTGACCNTTAAAAGTAACTCCAGCGGTCTCGCTCGATGTCATCCCGGACCAGGCCATCCTAGTAACGGATATCGACTCGGTAAACAATAGAGAGATACTAGTCATAAATTATAAGTGATATCGCTTGTAATTATTAAGAATTTCCATCGCTCGCTCAAAGTCTGACCAGCTATCTTTCCCGTTATCAGAATTGTAAGTGACTTGATAGTTTCCTATCCGTTCAGATTTAATCTGATCCCCTCCCTGTCGAGACTGATTTAAGATACCAGCGACAAACACCGTCGCGGCAAAACTGATATTACTTGGTACATTCTCAGAGTATCCCCATTTTCCAGTGATACGATGATTTTGCACGCCTGTAGTAAATACCCGGTCCCGGAGTAGTAACTTAGTTACCGGCTTTAATTTAGCTACGTGATTAGCTGGCTCAGTAAAGTACCGATTACTCCCCGTATTTCCTATAGTAAGAAACGATCCTCCAAAGTCATCGAGTCCGACCTCGACCAGAGTTATTTCAATAGCATCATCAATGATGAGAGCTCTGTCACCTTGACCATTAAACAGACGAGCGGTGGCTGTAGTGTCAGCAATAAAGTTACGACCTGTCTCAAGATCAATAGTATCCTCTACGCTTTCGATTATGTCAGTAACTGTTGCCGCATAAGACGCGTCAATCTCCGTGAGTATATAATTCTCAATTTTTGCCTCGGTTGTGTATCCTTTAGCCATATAGTTTATTATACATGATTATTAACAGTTTCTTTTTTGGAATGGACTGTAAGGAGATGTTTTATTTGTAAACGGCGAATCCTTAGGGCAGTACGGATCGAGTCCTTGACCTGTGATCAAAGCATTTCGCTGACCAGATTGTCTATTATCAGCGACTCCATCGATGAGAGCGTCTCGCTCTGACTGACTTGTAGCGACTCCATCGATGAGAGCGTCTCGCTCTGACTGACTTGTAGCGACTCCATCGATGAGAGCGTCTCGCTCTGACTGGATTGTAATAGCTCCGGTAATAAGAGCATCTCGCTCTGACTGACTCGTAGCGACTCCATCAATTACAGCATCTCGCTCCGACTGACTCGTAAAGGCTCCATCAATTACAGCATCTCGCTCCGACTGACTCGTAAAGGCTCCTGTAATCAGAGCGTCTCGCTCTGACTGACTCGTAGCGACTCCACCGATAAGAGCGTCTCGCTCTGACTGACTTGTAAAAGCTCCATCGATGAGAGCGTCTCGCTCTGATTGACTTGTAGCGACTCCATCGATGAGAGCGTCTCGCTCTGATTGACTGGTATCGACTCCATCGATGAGAGCGTCTCGCTCTGATTGACTCGTATCAGATCCTGTAACTAGAGCGTCTCGCTCTGACTGACTCGTAGCGACTCCATCGATGAGAGCGTCTCGTTCTGACTGACTCGTAGCGACTCCATCGATGAGAGCGTCTCGCTCTGACTGACCCGTAGCAACTCCATCAATTACAGCATCTCGCTCTGACTGACTCGTAGCGACTCCATCGATGAGAGCGTCTCGCTCTGACTGACTCGTATCGACTCCATCGATGAGAGCGTCTCGCTCAGCGTTGGCATCTGTACCAGCTGGAGCCGGTACAGGCGCTTCAAACGCATACATTCTGCCGTTAGTAAATAAAGACCAGAAATCGCCGTCCATTACGCTAAAGCCGTTTAAGGTAGTGGCGTTACCTACTGTCGGTACTGCGGTAAAACTCAAACCAGTATATGCACCGGCAGCGTCGTACTCAAAAATAGTTTTTAGCGTCTGGTCTGTTACGTATAAGTTACCAGCTACGTGCGATAACCCAACTAATCGGGCAGTTTCTACAGTCGTGTCAATAGTTAAACTGGCATACGTGCCGTCAAGGTTGTATTTATACACCATGCCGGTTCTGTCGCCTACTAAAAGGTGCGTACCGTCGTAAGCTATGCCAAAAGGGATAGACATTTGCGACGCTACACTAAAAGACGATACAAATACGCCGGCTTGGGTATATTTGTATACTAGGTCTGTTCCTGAATCACAAATATAAAAATGGTCTACCGCGTACCCCATGCCTCTAGCATTTGTAGCGCCTTGCGCGTTTATATCAAAAGACGTACCAGTATACGTGCCGTCGTAATTAAACTTATATACCTCTCTGTCAACGCGATGTAAAATGTAAAAGTGCGTACCGTCGTCGGCCATACTTTCAAGGACATTGGCGGTGCTAGACAGGTTGTATTCAATTCCTAAATCAGTTCCTACGGCCATAGTAATTTATATTAAATCAGTAACTACTTGTTAGTGTCGTAATACGTTTATATTACACCATTAGAGTCCAGGTATTACCGTTATCATCATCAACCCAAACCTGGACCACTTTACCACCTGGATAGAAAGCCTCAATAACCGCAAAGTTATCAGCCGTTACCAGATCAATCTTACCCTCAATAACATTACCTCCCATCTTACGGAAAAAGTTAAAACTCTCCGGCTTAGCGGCAATACTGAAAGCATGAAACTTGGGAGTCTTACCAGCACTCGGTAAATTATAACGAGTCCTCTCGTCAAACGTCAGAGCGATTGAGGTTATCTTTAATCCTTTCTCATCCAGATACAATAAAAGACGTTGCCACGGGGACAGCACGCCTTTTAAAGTTTTAAAGTTACCTCGCTCCTCGTATAGAGTCTCGCCGTTATCCAGTGAGGCAATCCAGCGTACCTTTTTATTTATCATAAGAATATTTGAGTCTCCAGAGAGCCTCGTTTTTTGTTTAATCTTTTTAAGAGAATGTGAGTTCTACTCGGAGAGCAAAAGCTGACTTGAGTCCTACACTTTCCGGAGATGCTGATACAGCGATAAAGTAATCGTGAGAAGTATTAGCCGCACTGTCAGCGAGGGTAACGGCTGCCGCTGATCCCTCAGCATTAGTCCAAGATGCATCACCTTGTTCAGCAGCTTGAAACGTCACGCCAGTCGGGACAGCGGTCGTAGTGACTCCATCGTATGCGTAAAAGATAGCATCACTAACGGCAACACTGGCATCATCACTAAAGTTAAGTTTTAACGCGCACTCAGCATCCAAAATAAGGTTAAGATTTTCCACACCGTCTCCCCAGTTAGCGGTAGTCCCGGAGACATACTTGTTATTTCTCGGAGTGTTACCGCTTGAGTCATCAGCATCGGCCGCTGACTTTACATGAGTCGTATCATTGTAAGCCGCGACTGTTACCTTAGAATCAAAGCCAGCAGCTCCAGCGAATTGCAGTCGATCAGTTGCTCCAATAACTGTCGGAGTCGTTCCCTGGAGAGTAAAAATAAATGTTGCCATAAATATAATTTTTAATAATGTTTTTAATAATAGGGGAGACAGTACTTGATTAAAGCTTAGTCCGGTTTTTTATTCCTGGGGATTT